GACCGCAAGATTTGCCTGATAAAGGCCAACGATCCGCCCAACGGCAGGATCGTAAGCTTGACCCCTGACAGCGGCTTAATTGGCTCCCCTAAACAGACAAAGGACGGCATAGAAGCCCGGTGTTTGCTGATGGCCAACCTTAATCTGAATAAGCTTGTGCATATTAAAAGTGAGTTTGTGGAAAGGGAGATGAAAAAAGTTGGGGATACCGCAGCCATGGCCGATCTTCCGGGGGAAGGGATATACAAGATCATCAAGGTCACCCATACCGGGGATACCTTTGCCAACGACTGGTACACCGATATTGTGGGGATCCCCCAGCCCGGACTAAAGCCTGTGGGCCTGGATAATTATATAAAGTGAGGTGGATTTATGGCGTCCTTAACAGAAATTCTCGGCGGTGAAAGCACCCCCTACAAGCTGATGCAGCAGCAGATTATGAGCTCCATCCGTGTCGCTATGCCAGGCATTGTTGTGAGCTTTGACGCAGGGTCACAAACCGCGTCCGTAAAGCCTGCCGTCAATGACAGCATCATAGAGGGCGGCAAGCAAAAATCTGTCCCCCTGCCTGTCATTTCCGATGTGCCGGTTGCGTTTCCGCGGGGCGGCGATTATGCGGTTACGCTGCCGGTAAAGGCCGGTGACGCCTGCATTCTTATCTTTGCCGACAGCTGCATTGACGCCTTCGCGCAATCCGGAACCGAGAGCACACAAGCGGAGGTGCGGCACCACGATTTATCCGACGCCATGGCCATAGTGGGGATCTCCACCGGCAACGCACCCGTCCCCGGCTATGACCCGGATAACCTGGAGGTGCGCCACAAGGATAAGCCCATTAAGATCACCCTGTCGGATGCGGCTCTGGACTTGATATTCGAGGGTTCCACAATCAATATGACCGCAGCGCAGATCAAGCTGACCAGCGGTGTTGTGGATGTCAATGGAACCCTGTTTTAAGGGGGCATGATATGAAGTACCGCAAGCTGGATGATAATTTAGACTACACCCTCGGCCAAAAGCCGGGGGACGCTTTTTATGCGGACTCTGAGGCGGTGGTTCAGGCCATTGTCACCCATCTGAACCTTTTGCTCGGGGAGTGGTGGGAGGACCTGGACGACGGGCTGCCCCTCTTTCAGGAGGTTTTGGGACAGTTCAACAACCAGGAGGACGCCGATCTGGTCATAACGGAACGGATACTCAGCACTATTGGTGTGAAAAGGGTTTACGATATTTCCAGCACCCTTGACCATGATAGACGCAAATATGCCTATACAGCGTCGGTGGAGACGGTGTTCGGAGACAGCGAAACCTTCTCCCTCGGCTTTGACGGGCTGCACTTTTATAGAATTTAGGAAAGGGGGGAGTGCTTTGGCCTATGTAAAGCCCTATATTGACGCGGCAGGGTTGCATATATCCACCTATGCCGACACCCGGGATGATCTGATCTCCACCATGAAAGCCATTTATGGGGAGGACATCTATCTGGATACCGATTCACAGGACTACCAGATGATCTCGGCCATAGCGGATAAGCACGCTGACCTTCAAATGCTGGGCGCTCTTTTATACAATAACCGGGGGCCGGGGGCCGCCACCGGCGGCGGGCTGGACGGGGTGGTAAAGGCCAACGGCATCCGGCGCAAACGGGCCGGTCACAGTCTGGCCGTACTGACGCTGCAAGGAACAGCCGGCACCATTATCTATAACGGCAAGGCGGCGGACAAGGCGGGAAATTTGTGGGCTATTTCCGGAACGGTCACTATTCCGGCCTCAGGGGAAATTGATGCCGGGGCCATGTGTGAAAAGGAAGGCAGGATTTATGCCGATGCTGAAACCATCACCCGGATTATGACCCCTACACAGGGGTGGATATCCGTCACCAACAAAGCCAAGGCCATTACCGGCCAGGAAACGGAAACCGACGCGGAGCTTCGGGCAAGGCAAACCATCAGCGTTGCACGGCCCTCCCGGACTGTGCTTTTGGGCACCATCGGCGGCATTGCGGAGCTTCCGGACGTGACCCGGTACAAGGTGTACGAAAACTACACCAATATCCCCGACAGCCACGGCATTCCCGGCCACTCCATCTGCGCCGTGGTGGAGGGCGGTGAAAACTACTCCATAGCGGAGGAAATCTATTACCGCAAGACACCGGGCTGCGGCACCTACGGCGATATTCAGGTGGCGGTCACGGAGGAAATGGAGCAGAATTCCATGGAATGCCCACCTATGCGCTTCTTTCGGCCCAGGTACATTGATGTATATGTGACGGTAAAGGTCACGCCAAAGGCCGGATTTGTCAACCAGACGCAGGCTCAGATTATAGAGAACGTCACCGCGTACCTCAACAGCCTGGAAATAGGGTCCGACCTGGTTCTTTCCGCCCTCTACTCTCCTATTCTGTCCGCCACCAAGGACATTACAAATCCCTCCTTTTCCGTAAGCGCGTTGCTGATCGGCAAGTCCCAGGATAACATAGTGCCGGCCGACATCCCCATCCTGTTTAATGAGGTTACCCGCGGCATTGCAGCCCATGTCACCGTGGAGGTGTCCTGATGGGTATGGAGGCATACAACTGCAACAGCCGGTATCTTGGAAAAATTACATCTGAGCACCGGATACGGCCTAAATACATGGCTATGGTTGGCGCTTACCTCGACAAGCTCCAGGACATCTATGATTTATACGTCGCTGTCCTGAACGCCTTTGATCTGGATATTGCCGTAGGAAAGCAATTGGACACCGTTGGACAGATCGTCGGCGCTGACCGGGTGCTGGACTTCAACCCCTCCTATGCTGAGAGCAAATTGGACGATGGAAGCTACAGGAAACTGATCAGGGCGCAGATCAGCACCAACCAATGGGACGGCACCATGCGGGGCCTTATTGAGCTGTGGGAGGGTATCTTCGGGGAATACCGCATCAAGATATTGGATCGTCAGGACATGAGCATTCTGGCGGAGTTTCATAGGGTGGAGGATCTCTTTGAGGCTGAGTTGATCAGCAAAGGCTATTTCGCTCCCCGCGCGGAGGGAGTTATGGTCAATTACCTGTTTGTCATGGAATCCAGCATCAGTGGTGAAATCTTTGTCGCTGGTGCCCATATGGCGGATGAACTCACCGACTGGCTGAAGGACAACACAAACATCCCGGAGCGGATGGACAGCGCGGTTTATATGGCAGGCGCGAAGGTGGATGAATTTGTCACCGACCGGCTGCCCTCTTTTGCCGGGGAACTGTCCGGGGAGCTGAACGCCAGCTTGTTTTACGGCGGCAGGGTAGTGGAGGAAACCATTACTCAATACATGAATGGAGGATAACTTTATGGCCAATCCCAGCGGGCCTTACTGGTCTGAGTTTTATATCACCGATAGCGGCCTCCGTCTCCGGACGGAGGTTATTGCGGAAAAAGGCACGATTGAATTTTCAAGAGCGGAGGTTGGCGAGGGAAAGCCGACCTCCGTTTTATCTATTGGAACCATGACGGGGCTTGTCACCCCCAAGGAAGGCGCTTATGTCGTGCGGTCATTCGTAAACAGCGAAAACAACCACTGCATGATCATCAAGATTGACAATGAAGACTTCGCCAATGAGGTGCTTGTGACCGAAGTCGGGGTGTACGCTAAAAAGGCGGGGACCGACACGGAGATCCTCTATGGATACGCCTATTGTCTGGCCGGGTATGCTCCCATGCCTGCGGGTGCAGACGGACACCGCGTCTGGAATCTGGTATTTAATACTAAGATTTCCCGGGCCTCCGAGGTTACCATAGTTTACGATGGAACCGGGGTTTATCTTTCGTACGAGGAATTTGAAGCCGCTATCAGCGACTACTACACCCGGGCGGAAGTTGACGCGCTATTGGTAAATAAGGCGAATGAGAACGAAGTTGAAATGTATGATTTCCAATTGGCGGATGGTTTTATAGGAACGCTCAAATACGGAAAGCGCTTTGGAATAATATTGCTTGATGGTGATGTGGGGTCACCTACAGCTGCCTTCGCTCCAGGTACAAGGTATACACTGGGCGTTTTGCCCGAAGGATTCCGACCTAATATCGCGACATTTATTCCATCTATTTTCCGTTCCTCTCTTGGTGCTGAATCCGGAATGGCCGGCAGGTTAATCATCAGCAAATCTACTGGCGCTGTTGAGCTTGTTGTACCTTTAGGACTGCCAAGCAGCCATAATGTGGCTACAATTAACGGGTTCTTGGTTGCACAGCGCCAGTAGGTAATAACGACGCATCCCACCTGATAATGATTATCAGGCTAAAGGTTGACTTTAGGCAGCAGCGCTGGAAAATTAATGCCAAACAGATAGAGAGCACCTCCCTTTAGCTCTCCTGGGGCCACATAACACTTACAGACAGTTCCGTCAGGGCGAATCAATACCCCACTTGGAGGTGTATAGAGATTCGTAGAGTTTTGTCCAGTAGAAGTTGTAAATATTGATGCTTGTGTGGGCCGGAAACCTTCAGGTAAAGTGAATAAGATATTGTGTTCCGGTATGGCATTATCTGCTCCAATACGCCTTATCTCTCCCGTAAGATGTACGATACCAAAAGGATCAATTGCATATTGTGCTCCTTGCGATCCGTAACCATTAGCCATTAGACAATCATACCATTCCAGAGATCCCACGTTCGCCTTATTTACCTTATATGTAAAAAACAAGCCTCGGTAAACTCCGAGGCCTATAAATTATTTTATATAAAAGAATATGCTAAAACTAATCGAAAGAGTGTCACCTTTCAAACTGATATTTTGGCCCAAAATATCTCCATTTGGAAGAATTGAAACATGAGCCAAATCGGTAACGGAATCTGGGTCTGATGTGATTGTGATTACTTTAGCAGGTGGTCTAAATCCAACAGGTAAGATAGCCATTCTATTGCTACCCATTCCAGAACTGTTTTGTGAATGCGGCGAGGTTTTTACTTCGCCAGAAACAAGTATGAGTTTTTCTATGGCGGTACATCTAATTATTCCCGTATAGTTGCCAACTAAAGGGAGATTGTACCAATCAAAACAGTTCTTATCCACCTTTTGAATAAGAGAGGAGTTTACTCGATTTATTTCAGATGCAATATTACCTTGGTATGCAGTAAGCATGTTATTTGTTTCTAGAATTTTCTGATTTAGCTCTGCGTAAATATCAAGTTCTTTTTTTGCTAGATCAACCCCTTTTGTAACAGCATTTTGTACTGCACTTTTCATAATGAATCCAATCGCCGTTGCGCCAACTGCAAGTACTCCAATTAGAATTGCCCAAAATAATTGAATGTTAAATTGCAGTTGTGAATTAAGTTGGTTAAAGAGTTTTTCTAATGAACTAATTTGCTCCGCAATTTGTGTAGCATCCATGTATTTCACCCCTTAGCCATAATATACCATATTCTCATGACTTTTGTACAGAAAGGAATGATCTTATGAGAACTAAGCACTGCTGTGTGATAGACTCCCAAGGGTTTTATGTCACCTTTGTTCTCGTCACTTCTGAATCCAATTATGAAGGTGATAAAGAAAATATTTATTGTTATTCGTTAAAAACAGGAGAATCTCTCTTGCACATCTCCCCTCCAACTAACATGGTAATCCCCCGTTGGACAGGGACTGAATGGGAGGAAACAGCTACCCCGGAGGAAATTGAGGAGGCTGAGCGTAAGCGGTATGAGGAAGCAGGGTTGCCTTATCCCCCCGTGCCTGTGGAACCGCAGAAAACTGTCGCTGAGCTGGAGGAAGAATTGACGCTTACCCAGTTGGGAATAGCGGAAGCTTTTGAAAAAGCTTTGCAAGCACAGGCGGACGCGGACACCGCTTTACTTGGTATTGTTGAAATCTATGAGATGATTGGAGGTTAATGTTATGGCTGAAATCTATGCAAAACTGATTGTGAAGGGCCTGAAAACCATTGAACAGGTGCCGGAGCAGCTTAAGTCAGAAGTTGAGGCGCTTCTTGAGGAATGGGAAAAATGAAAAACTTAATATCCCGTGTAAAAGCAGCCGCAGGGCTGTTTTTTTATGTCATGAAGGGAGGTGAGCAAGATATGATCATGGTATACGTAAGCCTTATTACCAAAGGGCTAAAGGCTATTGCCGATGTTCCCGCCGCACTGCGGGAGCAGGTGAAAGAGATGCTGATCAGCATCGACTGTGGATTCCTGGCCGAGTAGTACAAATGCCGCTCCATTCGTGGAGCGGCAATATCTTTGTAAGAGTGGTGGTTGATCAATGGATTGGGTGGTACTCATCCTCTCAGGCGCAAGTATGGCGGCGGTCATAAGGCTTGTGGAAAGTGTAATTATGCACTTTTTGAACCGCAAAGAAAATAGCAAAGATAATATCCACTCCCTGCGGAAGGCGGACAGGGTGATCCTTCATGACCGGATAAAGTATCTGGGCAGGGCGTATATACGGGCAGGGAAGGTTTCTTTTGAGGACAGAAAGGATTTAGCGGATATGCACGGTATTTATCATAACGAACTCGGCGGCAACGGGAACCTTGACCAGCTTATGGCTAACGTTATGGAATTGCCGCTCAAAGAATAAAGGAGGAACTATATATGAATTGGATTCTATTAGGCATCGCTGTTTTGGTTGTCGCTGCCGGCGCGGGGTATAAGGTATGGCAGTTTGTTAAGCAGCCTAAAGAGCAACAAGTACAAATGATACTGACCTGGCTGTTGGAGGCTGTGTCTGACGCCGAAAAGCAGTTGGGCGGCGGTACCGGGAAACTGAAATTCGCCAAGGTTTATGGGTGGTTCGTTGATAAGTTCCCTTGGCTGGCTGAACAATTCCCCATTGAAAAGTTCTCTGAGCTTGTTGACCA